AGATACATCATACATTGCATTATGAAATATTTTTGTAGCAGGACATTCACAAATATCTTTAAACCATTCTAATACTTTTTTACGATCCATGTTTGGACCTGCTTCATGAGCAATTGGATAATAACCTTTCCAACCTTCTACAGCGACAGCTATACCTACAACTTCACCATTACCAATGATGGCCCCTGAACCCTTACTCTTTAAATCTGGATCTCTTGTTTCTAAGTCAATCGCAATCTCATCGTATTTTCTTAGGTCAGGAAATTCTGTTGGTGTTAACCATTCTGTAGTGGGTATAATCATTATATTAATCCAAACATAAATATTGTTATAATTAACAAACCAAAAATATCAGTATATGTATTCATTATTTTTTATTACCTATGTCTTTCATCTTTTTAATTTCTAATTCACAATAATGAATTATTTTCTCAAGGTCTTGTATTCCCGCTTTCTTTAAATAGCGACAAACATATTTAATAACACAACCTTGAAAGAAACTCAAGTCGTTGTGAGATATAAATTCATAAGGTTGAATTTTAAATTTTTTATAATGTGATCCACCGATTTGTTTATCTTGTGGAAATGTATCTTCAAACATATCTTTATGCGTCATAGTTTATACTCATTCCTTTTTAGGTTAGCTTTTAATTTATATAGATTATTTCTGGCACGTGTTATTCCCACATACCAAACACGATGCTCTTCATCATGTTTGTCTACGCTTTTCAACATAGCTTTTTTTATTTTATCTCCAATATCAAGACATAAAATTACGTTATCTTCTTCCCCACCTTTACTAGCATGGATAGTAGATATCCATATTCTGGCAGGTTCATTTAAATTTTCTCCATTATCAATCATGTTTTTTATATAAAGTCTTTCGGTTTCATCTGCTTCTTCAAATGCATTAAACCAATCAATCTCTCTGTCCCATTCTTCTTTACCTATAAATTCATTAATATCCTTAACATCTTTTTCATCTAATATTTTACCCTGACACCATAAATCATAATTCATTGCAGCTTTGTATAATCTTACTTTAAAACTCTTACCTTTTTTACTTTCAAAGTATAAATTTCTTTTAATTAATTCATCTTTAATTTTCATTAATCTAGATATAGTTCTAGTTAGAATTAACCATTTACCTGTTGTTAAATCTATTTGATCTAAGTTATTTATGTTTTCAGTATGTCCTTCAAAATCTCTTGAATAATATTTCTTTTCTTTTCTGTGTCCTATAATTTTTTCAATAGGTAGTTCTGATTGTTCTTGAACTGATTTAGATATTCTTTTTGAATACTTTAATACTGTTTCTTTTGCAGGTTCTTTTATAAATCTTTCTACATCTGCTCCAGCCCATGCATAGATTGCTTGGTCATCATCTCCTGCTAAATAAATATCATCAGCATATTCTTTTAATTTATCAAACAGTTGCCATTGTAAAGGTGATAGATCTTGAGCTTCATCTATAAATATAACTTTAAATTTAGGTAGTTTNTGTTTGTTAATTAAACTTTTAATCATATCATTAAAGTCTAATAGTTTTCTTTTTTGTTTATAAACTTTTAAATTGTCATCTATATGTTTTAATAAATGCCATTTAATTTCTTTACTGTTGTGTTCGTTTCTATCAAATTCTTCTCTAATATCTACGTCTCTATTCATAGCTTTACCTATCATTTGAAAATAGGGACTATCACAATTTAAAAAACTAACTTCATCTTTATTATATTTGTCATAGTATTTAACTTTAACATTTAATAATTTTCCAAGTTCTTCATAATGAAAAGGTTGCATAACATCTTCTTCATTTAATGTTAATTGATGGTAAGCAAACGAATGAAGAGTTTGAAAGTATGGAAGTTTTTTATCTTCTGCAGGCATTCTTTTTTTAGCTTCTAATGCAGCTTTTTTAGTAAATGCAAAGTAACCAATCTTATGAAGAGGTGTACCAATTCTAACATAAGCTTTAGCTCTAGATATTAATTTATGAGTTTTACCTGTACCTGGTGGTCCAAAAAATTTATATATCATTAAACAATATCCTCTTGATCTTCTATATGTAAAATATCTTCTACATCATCATCTTCTTTTTCAATATATATAAAGGTACCATTGCACATCCACCTACACCTGGAAAAGGTTTATTTGTTTTCTTATCCTTACCTGGAAATCTTTTCTTCTTATTAAATTCTGGTTTAGGTCTACCTTTAAATTCTTCTTTATCAAATAATTTTTCAATCATATGAGAAGTTCTTGAAGAATCTTTTTTCCATTCTCTTTCTTTTAAATAAATATAAAACTCATCATAAACAAAGTATGAATACACTTCATCTTTAAAAACGTTTCCACTTTTAAATGAATGATAGTTTGTAGCCTTTGAACCATTAACAAAGTTATTTAAATGTTTATGTAATATCTCATGAGGCCTGGTCCCTGGAGCCGGTTGCACTATATCAATGTTAGAAAATAATGATTTTATAATCTCAAAAAATTCCATTCCTTTAATAGGTGGAGGAGGAATATCAGCTTGGGCCATAATTAAACCACGCATTTCTTTTTGTTCTTTTATTTTATTTACATCTTTTGCATGAACAGGAACAGTCTCACCATCTTCTCTCTCTACCGTAAAATAATATTCAGGATCTGGTTTAAAATCTATTTTTTGTAAGTTACCTAGTACAGGCCAACTTGCTTTAGCTTCACTAGCTATACCATATTTTCTTTTGACACACTCTGATTTAACACAAACAATATTAATTGGATCTTGATGACAAGTATGTCCTGCAGTTGGTTTATCCCAACTCTTTATTTTTTGTTTAACATGATCGTCAGTCCAGTTTTGATCAAATTTAAAATAATTTCTAGCAGCTTCTAATACTTTTGTTTTCCAATTGTCAGCATACTTTTTCTTAGCAAACACCATATAATTAAAAAGAAAACGGTCTCTATTGTCCGTCATAATTTCTTTTGTTAGTATTCCAAGACAAGGTGGACCATCTTTAAACTCATCCGCACCACCTTTTAATTCAACTTCAATAATTTTATCTTTTATATTTCTTAAATGTTCTACTTTAACTTTATTTAATTCAACACATTTTAAAAATGTATCTAAATCCATTTCNNNNCCATCTGGATTTAATGCAACTCTNTCTACTTTATTAAAGTATGGAAGGTTAATGAAGTTTCCATTCATNTTTTGACCTTCAGTATTAGCACCTAGTTTAGTTTGTTTNGGAAATATTTCTGTTTTAATTGTAAGGTTAAATAAAAATAATACCTGTTCTAAAAATTCTTTTATCTCTAAAGCTTTAACAGGTTCCTCTGTAAATACNTATAAATGTAATCCATTACTTTTTGATTTGATTGGAATTAAGGGTAGTTCTTTTGCTTGAATTATATCTAANTAAAATTTTATATCAAANTTTTTATATATCTTAGGATCAATATCTATTGCACCAAAACTTGCATAACCATTATCATCACAAGGTTGAATACCTATAGATTTTATACCATCTATATGTTCTTGNTAATCTTTATCTGNAATTGNTTTTCCNGCCCAACCATAATCNCCGGAATTAAATTTTATCTTTCCTGTTTCTGGATCCTTGTAACCTTTAGCAATATTACAAAAACCAAANTCTCTTTGTAAACCNGTAAAATACTCTGTAAAATCTTTCATTTCTATTCCTTATTCTTTTATTATATAGGCGGCCACAGTCTCCCGTAGCCGCCCAACCTTCGAAGTATTCACTTAGTGAATTATACAATGTCCTCAGTTTTAGATTCCACCTTCTTCTCATACTCGGGTTTAGCAGAACCCTTAGACACAGTTTTTTGTAGTTCCTGTGCCATTACGTATAAGTCAGCGTCATCTTTCTTAGATATGTCTAACGCTCTATTCATAGAGGGTTTGTAGACATGCCAGCTTTTACTTCCTGCAACTTTACCAACAGTTTTTAAATTATAAACTGCTGCATATGCTGCTGGATTATAAACGCCTTTGTCATCCTTAAATCTAAGATTTTTAATCAACTGATTTAATTCTCTGGCAGCGGTTAAGTTAGAAGATCTCATGTAATAACTGCAGGTCTAGGCTCATCACCTAAAACGATCACATAAAAATATGCGGTCTTCTCTATGTAGTTACCATTTGATAATCTCCACTTACCATTTCTTTCTTCCTGTGCATCACTTGGAATAGATAAGTGTGTTGTTACAGGCGGAGAAGCTGTGTCTCCCATTTCTTGCCATTCTGGATATCTTGTTTGCACGTGGCAAATTAAAACATCCACTCCTTTAGTACCATCAACTAGTGTACCAAGACCTTTAGCAAATATCATTCCAGGTTTTGAACCTTCAACATATTTTGCATTAGTCGCATTACACTCTGGTGATAGTTGGTGTAGGATTTTTAAAATCGGTGTTGACATATCATCCGATTTTATTTCTTCAGAACCTCTCCCAGAATCGCTTCTAAGATTGATTGTAGATAATGCACCTGCATCATCTTTCTTCGTCATAGCATTTGTATTAGCCATAGTTATATCTCCTTAGTGAGTTATTATTTATTTTTTATTTTTAAAATACGTTTGATTTCCATCAAATGTATTGAATAGTTCTTCAGGAACTTCTTTACCTTTGTCTTTCCATTCCTTCATAACTACTTTGAGTGTCGATGGGTGAACTTTCTCCTCTTGGATAGGTTCATACCCATTCGACCTCGCAAGGCCAGCGTAATCGACAGCCTTGTTATCTTCGCCTTGACCAAA